AAAGGTTAGATAGTATTCTACAAGAAACTTATAATGCTAGAGAAATTGTTGACAAATCATAATAAATATGTTATAATAGAAAGAGTATGTTATGAAAAAGATTACACCTACACATGATTTAAGTTGGTATATTAAATGGTGCAGTAGTTTTATATTGCTTGTTGGTATGGTATTAACAGCAGTAGAAATAACACCAATCAATTTATACTTTCACATGGTAGGTGTATTTGGTTGGTTAGTAGTAGGTTATTTATGGCATGATAGAGCATTGATATTTATTAATTCAGTTGCCTTTGCTATATTCTTAACCGGAATACTAATGACAATATGAGGAGTATTATATGGAAGAAAAAATTTTACAGCAATTAACAAAGATTGCTAAACTATTAAATGAAGCTATACAATTATATAAAGAACAACAACAAGCAGACATTGAGAATAGATTGAGTAGAGCAGAGAAAGAATGGTTGTTAGCTACAGATGATAAAAAGAAATGAGTAGAGCAAACTTAAAAAGAAAAAAGCATAAGGGCAGACGCAAGATAGGTTCTCGTAAGAGACGCAATCGCAGACGCATTAGACTTAAACTTAAAATTAGAAGAGGTAGATAATGAAGAAGGGATTTAAAGATTTTGATATTGATTTAAAGTATGGTCAGATTAAAGAACAGAAAGTAAAAGATATGTTCAAGGACTGTACCATTGAGGTTAAGTCAGAGAGAAATTGGTGGAAGAAGACTGGAAACATAGCCATTGAGTATGAATATAGAGGGAAACCTAGTGGTATTTATGCTACCAAATCTGACTATTGGTTTCATAGATTAGAAGAAGACAAGGAAGAATTTTGTACGCTTGTATTTAAAACATCAACACTAAAGAAAATTGTGGATAAGTATAAAGATAAGTTGACAAAGAATGTAGGCGATAATAAGGCAAGTAAATGTGTGCTTATTCCTATAAAAGAAATGTTTAGTAAGGAGTTTTATAGCGACCAAGTGTCGCAGGTATAAAAAAAATTAAAATAGTTATTGACTTTGAAAACAAACTATGATATAATATATATATTATATATAAAATAAATAACTATGTTAAAGTTATTAATAGTTATTATTATAATATTAATTATAATATTAATAATATAATTAATAATATAATAAAGGTTTCGGACATATGTTTTTGCAAGACATATGTTTCTACTGACTGAACAACAATAAGCTAGTTGTAAGGTAGTGGTTTTAATCTTGATGTGCAAATGCATGAGAGGTTAAAGTTATGTACTGAGTAGTGTATCTATGAACTGGATAGCTCACGGAAGGTTGCAGGTAAATCCATAAGTCCTGCGTAGAAATCCGAAAAAGAATTAACTTGGTTGACTACTAATGAAAAGTCTTAAATGACACTACTGGATATGGGTCAATAATTAAGTTCCAGTCTCGATGAATTAACATCGTGAGTATAAAACACACCCAAGCTAAAGGCGATACAGTAATCCTGCAATGCTGAAGAACTGGAATTGTATGTTGTGAACATTCATAAGGTTTGAGTAGTACCTTTAATGTGCAATAAGCATAGTAAAAAACTACTCAACTTTTTTCTTGACTTGAAGCAAGAAGTATGATATAATAATATAGTTTAATAAAGGAGGGCATTATGCCAACAGTAGAAGGAAAAGCATATTGGTGTGCTATTACTAGACCCAATACAACATTCGACCCAGTTTATCAAGTGGACTTAGCCATTGATGACGCAACTGCTAAAGACTTTACAAGCAGAGGGGTCACAGTTAAGACTGATGATAGAGGTAATATCATTAAGCTTAAAAGAAAAGTCGAAAGAAATGACGGCACAAAAAATCCTGTGCCAAGACTTGTTGACGCAAAGAAAAATCCTATTGATGTATTGGTAGGTAATGGTTCACAAATCAAAGTTCTTTACAAAGAATTTGAGTGGACATTCGCAGGTAAGAGTGGTAAAAGCTTAGACCTACAAGCAGTACAAGTCTTAGACCTCGTGCCTTATGGCGAGGACTTTGATGTAGCAGAGGGCTTTACCTCTGACAAAGAAAACGGAGAAGACTTTTAATATATAGAGAGGGCGACACATGGAAGACAAATCAAATTTTGTAGAATACCATGTACCTTGTGATAAGTGTGGAAGTAGTGACGCAAGAAGTATTAACGAAGATGGTAGTAGTTATTGCTTTGCTTGTGAGAACTACTTCCCACCAGACAGCGAGGACATACAATTAATTAAAGAGAAGGGCGACAATATGGAGTTAGTAAAAGAATTACCAAGTAATATTTTAAGTAGTTATTCTTCTAATGTAGCAGGTGGTTTCCATGCTATAAAAGATAGAGGAATAAATGAAGAGACTGTTAAGAAATATGGAGTTAAAGTTTCTTATAATGGTCAAGGTTTAATATCAAAACATATCTATCCATACTATGATGAGCAAGGTACTATCATAGGGTATAAGAATAGGTTTGTAAAAGATAAACAATTTTCTGTCAATGGTTCAACAAGTAATGCTGGACTATTCGGACAACATCTATTTAATGGAGGTAAGTATGTGACCATAACTGAAGGAGAGATTGATGCTATGAGTGTGTATCAATTACTCGGTTCCAAATATCCTGTTGTTAGTATTAAGAATGGTGTTGCTTCTGCTATTAAAGACATTAAGAAAAGTTATACATGGCTTGATAAGTTTGAGAATATAGTTATTAACTTTGATAATGATGAGATAGGTAGAGAGAAAAGTAAAAAGGTTGCAGAATTATTTGCTCCTGCAAAAGCAAAGATAGTTAAGCTACCAGAAAATTTCAAAGACGCAAATGATATGCTTCGTGCTAGAAAGTATGAAGAGTATATGAAGTGTTGGTGGAATGCACCTGTCCATGCACCAGACGGAATTATAAAAGGTTCGACATTACTTGATGAGGTATTAGAACCTGTTGTTAAATCACGAACAGACTATGGTTGGAAAGGTTTAGATGAATTAACCTATGGTATTCGTAGTGGAGAGTTAGTGACTATCACAGCAGGTACTGGACTAGGTAAGACATCAGTCATTAAAGAATTAGTTTATCATATCTATAAAACTACTGAACAAAACATAGGTATGATTATGCTTGAGGAAAGCCCAAAGATAACAGCACTTGACATCATGGGTGTTGAAGCAAACCTACCACTTAGAAGACCAGACATATCATTAAGTAAAGATGATAAGATAGAATACTTTAACAAGACTATTGGCTCTGGTAGATTTTATTTCTATAATCATTTTGGTTCTAATTCTGTAGATAATATTGTATCGAGAGTTAGATACATGGCGAAAGCTTTAGAGTGTAAGTTCATTGTACTTGACCATATTAGTATGGTTGTATCATCCCAAGAGTTTGGCGATGAAAGAAAAGGACTCGATGAAATTATGACAAAGCTTCGTACACTTGTACAAGAAACAGATTGTGCTTTGATTATTGTATCACATCTTAAAAGACCGGATGGAAAAGGACATGAAGAGGGAGCAGTCACATCCCTATCTCAACTAAGAGGTAGCGGTTCTATTGCTCAACTATCTGATATGGTACTTGGATTAGAGAGAGACGCACAGAATGACAATGAGGTTATTCGTAATACTACATCACTAAGAGTATTAAAGAATAGATTTGTAGGAATGACTGGACCTGCAACTTATTTATATTATGATAAGGACACAGGAAGACTACACGAAACAGAAAAACCTACGGATAACGATGATGCAGACGATAAATTTTAGGAGTAAACAATGGCTAAATTATTTCTCGACATTGAGACCCCACTATTCAAAGGTTCATTACCTAATAAGATTTTTTGCTTGGTCACTATTTGTGATAAGGGCAATACTGTACATTATACTGAGGATGATATTCATAAATTTAAGGATGTTGCGAGTAATTATTCGGAGTTTATTGGACACAACATAATAGGTTTTGACGCACCAGTTATTAAAAATGTACTTGGTGTTGACTTATTTAAACTTGGTAAAGTAATTGATACATTAGTTCTATCAAGATTATTTAATCCAGTAAGAGAAGGAGGACATAGTTTAAAAGCATTTGGTTTAAAGTTTGGATACAAGAAGTTTGACTTCGATGACTTTACAAAGTTCAGTCAAGAAATGTTAAGGTATTGTATTCGTGATGTTAAATTATT